CATTCATAGCCTCCTTCGTTGCAGGAGCTCCACCTCATCCCTAGCGAAGCAACGCCCCCCGCGGACCGAATACGCAAGGGGGCGTGCTTGGCCTCGCTGGCAAGCGAGCCCGGTGGCGCGAACCACGCCACCAACAATAACTGAAACCTACGACACTCGCGCAACTCGGCCGTGACGCGCTCCGCCCTAACATTGGTCATTGTTCGGGAATAGTCCGCGTTTCCGTGCTCAGACTGCACTTGCTATTGATAATCTGTTCCGTTATAATGTTCGTAACGCAAGGAGGAGGAGACAATCATGACAACAACCATCAGCATCCCCGAGGGCACCATCGTCGGACGGATAACCGGCGACAAGGCGGCTCCAGTGACCCTGGTCGGTAGCGTCGAAGTTAAGGCCTACCGCGACTATGACGGGTCGTGGGTCTACAGCGTCGGCAAGCAACAGTATTGCTGCGCTGGAGGACTGGCGACAGTCCTTGAGTAGGTGAGCCAGCCCCTCGGGGCCGTAACCCGCAGGCCGGTGGCAAGCCCGGCCAAACCAAATAGGAGGCTCCGATGACAGCACTGACTCGAAACAACGGCCATCTCGCTGACGGCACCTGGTTCGTCGTCACCCGCCGGGCCATGACGCATTTCGTGGCACAAACGGATCCAAAGCAGGGTTCATATCATCACGTGTTTGCTCACTGTGTGGTGAGCGCCCCGTTGCCGGATCCCCGGTGGGATTGTCAGGTCGAGGGCTGCGGCTGGCAGAGCAGGAAACGGTCTGTCGCGCCGTTAGACACCGTGCCTCACGATTGGGCTCGGCACATCGTTGCGAAGCACGGGCTGCTGCCCCACGAGGAAGGGATTGCCGCGCTAGCGATCCCGCCACGCATCGCGGGCGCCAGCGGCACGGAGCCTACCAACCCAATGGAAGCAGTGACCCTCGGGCTGATCCTAGCCTTGACCGCTCCCACCGACGAGAAGGCGCAAGCATGTGCTGCTATGTCCTCAGCCATCGCCGCATCGGCTGGCTTGAGCGACGAAGAGCTTGAACAGTGCAAGGACGACGCACGCAAGCACGCGTTCAGCGACTACGTGAACGTCCCTTCCTCGTAGTCGTCACGGAGCCAGCCGGGGCAGCGTACCGGCGCAGGGGGGTGAGTGATGGCACACACGCCAGGCCCGTGGTACGTAGACGAGGCACTCCCCGGAGGTCTGCCCCATGTGTACGCGCGCAGCCACCGAGGGTTCAGTTTGGACTTCATAGCTGACGCGTCCGGGCCGAACTCGCGAGCGCATGAGGTTTCGATCGCAAACGCTCGGCTCATCGCCGCCGCACCCGATATGCTCGTGGCGCTGGAGTACGCCGAGGCGCAGCTTGCCTATTCCGACGAGGACGCACACCTCATCGACACCGACCGCGCCGACGCGCTGCGACTCGTGCAGGCTGCGATTGCAGCAGCCGGGTCATAAAAGTCATGCCCTACGCCTACTATAACGACATCGACGCGGGTGTCGCGGCGTGGTTGCGGAACCTCATTCGAGACGGGCTCTTGCCCGAGGGAGACGTTGATGAGCGCAGCATCAAGGAGGTACATGGTGCCGACCTCAAGGGGTACACCCAGGTTCACTTCTTCGCCGGCATCGGAGGCTGGGCGCACGCCCTCGAGCGTGCCGGATGGGATCCAGCTCGCCCTGTTTGGACAGGATCCTGTCCCTGCCAGCCCTTCTCCGTTGCCGGGAGACTCGGAGACACCGACGACCCGCGCCACCTCTGGCCCGAGTTCTTCCGCCTCATCGCGGAGTGCCGTCCTAGCACTGTCTTTGGAGAACAGGTTGCGAGCAAGCTTGGACGTGGATGGCTCGCCGGAGTACGTGCTGACTTGGAAACGCTGGCCTATGCAGTCGGGGCTGTCGATCTTAGCTCTGCGAGCGCGGGGGCGCCGCACATCCGACAACGCCTCTGGTGGGTGGCCCACTCCGCGGACGCCGACCGGCGGGCCGGAGTCAGCCGCGCGGAAGCAGGAACTGGGGCGGACGCAGAGCGGCGGTGGCGACTTGCAAGCCGCAGCCCTGATGTCGGGATGGCCGACGCCCAACGCGCAGAACTTCAACGACGGGGAGAGCATCGAGACGTGGGAGGCCAGGCGCCAGCAGAATCTAGCCAAGGGGATCAACGGCAACGGCCAGGGCACTCCCCTGGCGATCGCGGCCCAGCTCGCTGGCGTGAGGAATCCGCGGAATGCTGCTGGTCAGACTACGATCTCATCCCCTGCCGCGACAACAAGGTCCGGCGTGTTGAATCCGGCACATTCCCGCTGGCTCATGGGCTACCCACGAGCCTGGGACGAGGCAGCACCCGGGAGGAGCGAGTTCGACTGGTGGCAGCGCGGGCAAACCGCAAGACCAGACTCGGAGGCTACGGCAACGCGATCAACCCCACCATCGCCAGCATCTTCGTGACCGCCTATCTCGAGACGGAGGAGGAGGAGGCATGACCGAAAACAAGAGGACAGACTGGAGTGGCATGTTGCCATCGCGTTTTGGTATAGTGTTCGCATGACAATCTCACCCACCACCAGCAAGGCCGACCGGATATACGAGTTCATGCGGGAGTTCCACGCCGAGAATGGGTACATGCCGGTGGTCCGCGAGATCGCCGAGGGCCTGAGCCTCGGATCGACGAGCGTCATCGCATATCACTTGACGAAGCTAGAGCTCAAAGGGTGGATCACACGCCACGCGGGAAAGGCGCGGGCGATCAGACTGAACCGCTAGAGTCACTGCGCGAACTACATCTGACCGGAGGTGCCCCGTGACCGAATACAAGACGCGAATCATAGTTGACCGCCTCAAGCATTATTGTGAAGAGCAGCCCAACGATAGGACTGAGCAGTACAAGACCCACCAGCTCTATGGCAAGGTCTACAGCATCCCCGGCGCAGTCAAGTGGTCGTTGCATGCCGAGCCGAACGCGGAGGACAGCTTTCGGTCATGCCCTTGGTGCGGAGACAGACTTCCGCAGGACGTGGACGCCAGCCTTGGGAACGTGTCAGCCCGGTTGACGATATGACCACGGCAATCCGACACCGCCACCGACGCGAGCCTGTCCTGGACGTGCTGCCCGAGTTGGTCCATTACGCCGACACGGGCTGCGTCGAGTCCATCTCATGTCTCTGCTGCCCGCTTCCGATGTGCCGGTACGACGATGCCGCCTGGTATCGGGCGTACAAGCAGCGGGACCGCGACTGCGAGTTCCTTGCCGCGTACCGGGAGGAAGGCCTGAGCGTATTCCAGGTAGCCGAGCGCTTCAGCGTTAGCCCCCGCACGATACAACGCGCCCTGGGGAGGGCCGGGTTCGGCGCACCACTCGGAAGGCCAAGGAAGACAGCATCATGACGACCACCGACCCGATCGGCGATAGCGAGTACGCGGATTATTCTGATCACACCCTCGCGACCACGATCATGGGCTGCCAGGCAAATTTAGATACCCTGCACCGCCAGGTCGACAGGATGAAGCAGGAGTTACAGAATCGCATCGAGGGCAAGGGCGCGACGATGCTCGCCGACCCGGAGTTCTCCATCGAACTCAAGCAGGGCGTTGCCACGTTTGACGCCGGGATCATGGTGGCGCTCAAGGAAGAACTCGGCGAGTCCGACCTCGCCAAGGTGTTGACGCCAGCGCACCTCGAGACGGTGCCCGAGAAGTGGGATGGTCAGCAGGCGAACGCAATGGCCCGCCGCTATGGCGGGAAGGTGTCCGAGATAGTTACCAAGGCCCGCATCCCAGGCAAGCCCAAGCTGGTCGTCAGCCGTAAGTAGATCCCCAATCAGTAGCACAAGGAGGAGACATGGTCACCAAGACCCAGAAGAATATCAGCGGAACCATCACGAACCTAACCTTCGGACACATCGGGTCAGGGGCCAATGCTGGCAATGAGTATGTTGAGGTGGAGCTGCTGCAGACGGGCGACAGGTACGCCACCAAGTGCCGAGTCTTCGACGCCGCCCTCGTGGAACGCTTCAAGAACCCGGATGCGAAGGGTTCGACGGTCGGGCTGGCAATCGAGGAGAGCGACGGCAAGACCAACCCGCGCACCAACAAACCATACGTGAATCGCCACATCGTGGCCATCGTTCCGAAGGACGCCGCCACCCAGGCGGCCCCCATAGCGCCAGCGCCAGCTTCAAGGCCAGAGGATGCCCGTCGGCGTATGGCGCTCGATCCCAGGGGCGACAGCATTGAGCGCCAGGTCGCGGTGAAGGCTGCGACGGATTTGATCGCCGCCGGCATCATGCCCTATATCCCATACACCGAGCCGGAAGGGGGTGGGCTAGCTATGGAGAGCGAGCATTCCGGGTTCAGTGCATGGAACCTTTGGGCTGACCACATTATCGCGTGGATGCAGGGCACCGTGCAGCCCGATCCTGATGTCGAATAGACCCCAGCTCCGCGCCGATGATCTCATCAGCGAGGCCGAGTTCCAAGCCACGGTCATCGAGCAGGCCCGCGCTTTCGGTTGGAGCGTGTATCACACGCACGACTCGAGGCGCTCGGACCCCGGCTTCCCAGATCTCACACTGGCTCGCAATGGCGTGGCGCTGTTCATGGAACTCAAGACGATGTCCGGCAAGCTCACGGCTGAGCAGAGCGCGTGGCTCGAAGAGCTTGGGGCTAATGCCAACCTCTTCCGGCCCAGCGACAGGGAGCGCATCACGGAGCTGCTCGCGCACGAGACACTTCAAAGGGAAACGTGACTGTGATCCCGACATTCGACAACGGCGGGGTGCAGCTCTACCAGGCGGACGCCCGGGCGCTGCCGCTAGCCGACGGATCCGTGGACTGCGTCGTCACGAGCCCGCCCTACTGGGGCCTTCGCGACTACGCCGGCGTCGAGCCGGGTGTGTGGGGCGGGGACGCCGAGTGCGAGCACGAGTGGGGCGAGGCGACGACTGCTGGAAGGCGCGAAACGACTCCTTCTGCTGCGGTCCAAGGCGACGGATATACCGACGCCTTTCGCAACAGCCAACGATACGTTGACCATGTTGCTGACGCGGCGCCACCGTCTGGCGCCTTCTGCGCCCGCTGCGGCGCATGGCGCGGGGACCTTGGCCTTGAGCCGACGCCGGAGCTCTACGTCGAGCACATGGTCGAAGTGTTCCGTGAGGTCCGCCGAGTGCTCAAGCCCTCCGGCACCGTGTGGCTGAATATGGGCGACAGCTACACGGGCCTAGCGAGCGGCAAGCGGACGGTCGGTAGGAATGCTCGGATGGGCCGGAGTCCCGGTCCTAAGAAGGCCGGAGCTGCCGATCGGAAGCGGGCGCCGGTGCCCGGCCTCAAGTCGAAGGACCTCGTCATGATGCCGGCCCGCGTCGCGCTAGCCCTCCAAGCCGATGGCTGGTGGCTACGCTCTGACATCATTTGGAGCAAGCCGAACCCGATGCCCGAGAGCATCACCGACCGGCCCACCTCGGCGCACGAGCACGTATTCCTGCTGGCGAAGGCCGAGCGTTACTACTACGACGCCGAGGCGATCCGAGAGCCCGCGGAATGGGCTCGCTGGGGCCAGCAAACGATTGAGAAGCAGTACCGAGGCATTCAACCGATCGACATGGACGGACTGGACGAACGGCGAGCGGCCGGCCGCAACAAGCGCACCGTGTGGGAGATCCCGACGCAGCCGTACCCGGAGGCCCACTTCGCTACATTTCCCGAGGCGCTTGTCGAGCCGTGCATCCTCGCCGGCACCAGCGAGCGGGGCGTGTGCCCGACGTGCGGCAAGCCGTGGGAGCGAGTCGTGGGGGAGCCAGAGGAAACCGCCGGCCGTGGGAGCGGCAACAAAGAGCGCCGAATCGCCGGCGACGCGGATGACCACGCCCGGATCAACACGCACATGGGGAGCTCGATCCCATGGCAGCCGACTGTCACACCCACGACCGGGTGGACCCGGACGTGCGAGCACGACGTCGACCCAGTTCCATCGACGGTACTTGACCCGTTCGTCGGCAGTGGGACGACCGCCGTCGCGGCCCAGAAGCTCGGCCGGCGGGCCATCGGCGTGGACCTGAGCGCGGAGTACCTAGAGCTGGCGGCGAAGCGCGTCGGGGCCGTCACGCTTCCGATGGTGCTGACGTGAAGGTCTTCCTAGTCAAGCAGCTCCGCAGCCTGCACCCGGCAGACGAAAACGCAGAGGAACTCCTGCAGCGGATCAAAAAGGGCGAGGTGTTGGAGGTCGAGCTGCGCCGGCCACGCAACATCCAGCACCATCGATTGTTCTTCGCGCTGATGAAGATCGTCTGGGACAACAGCCCCCACGACGAGTACCCCACCGTCGACAGCTTGATCGTGCGGATGAAGATAGACACGGGCCACCGCGACGAGATGGTCTTCGAAGGTGGGGTCCTCGCGTACATCCCGCGCTCGATCAGCTTCGCGGCTATGGACCAAGCGGAGTTCGACCAGTTCTTCGAACGCTGCTGCGACTGGGTGGCCGAGCACGTGCTCCCCGGCGTGACAAGCCAGGAACTCCGAGACGAGATCGAGCCGATGATCGGCTCGATGGTGCATATGGAGGCTGTGGTATGATGCGCGCGAAGCCTCTGGACCAGGCTGTCCCCGGTCCAGGGGGGCAGTTTGGGAAGGGGGCTTTTATTTATGCGCGACTGGCGTAAGGTCTACCGCTCCATCACCAGCAGTGAGCGACTCGCACAGGTCGACGATGCTGCCGCCTGGCTCTACGTCCTCCTCCTCGTCAACCAAGACGACGAGGGACGTTATCCGTGGACCCCAGCGATGATCAAAGCCCTCACGGCCACCCGGAGCTGGTCATTCGATGATGCGACGGCGCTGCTGCGGCAACTCTGCGGCGTAGGTGCGGCGGACTATGCCGCAGACCTCTGCACCGTCACCCTCCGGGGAGGGGCTGAAAAGAACGGTGTCCCCCGGGATTCCCATAGCCGGGAGCCCCGTGTTTACCAAGTAACGGCAGATGTGCGGCAAAATGCGGCGGACACCGCCGCAAAACCGCCGCTAGAGGAGAGGAGAGGAGAGGAGATTAGAGAAGAGAGAGCACCGCGCGCGCGCAAGGTAACGCCTGAGTTCATCGAGGAGATGGTCGTCAAGTGGGCAGCCCGCCTTGGAGGAGAACAAAGCGTGCGTGAGCATATCGCTGACGCCATGAACCACGTCGCTATGAAGAAGCGCACCGACAAACAGCAGTACCTCGACGGCTGGCTCCGTCGTGATGCCGAAGAGAGGAGTCCGAATGGAAAGTCTCAAGGACGTGCTCCAGCGGGTCGGGCAAGCAGCGACTCCTGGCGATCCCTCTTCATTACAGACGAACGAGCAGATTGAAGCGCGCATCGCTGCCTACTACGCCTCGATGGGGGTCCACTGCGTCACCTGCGGGGGCTACGGCACGGTCGCGAAGCACAGCGAGCGCACGCACGACCCGTGGGGGAACCTCTACGTCCACGCCGTCACTGGTGAGCCTTCACCGATGGACGAGATTACACAGGTGGTCTGCCCGAGCTGCAAGGGCGTGAAGGAGACGGCCGAGGAGGCCTTCGCCCGCCGGCTGAGCCAGTCCGGGATCGAGACGGTTATGGCGGACGCCTTCCGTTTCAAGAAGTGGACGCACGGTGGCCCGATGGAGCATGTGTTCCGCCAGGTCAGTGCGTTCGCCGACCACCCCGCGGGAGGGCTCGTGCTAGCAGGGCCGAAGGGTGTGGGCAAGACGCACCTCGCGATCGCAGCAGGGGTAGAGTGCTGCCGGCGGGGGCTGCTCGTCAGCTTCGGCGAGTCGCGGACTATCCTCGGAGCGCTCAAGCGGGGCATCGTGGACGGCACGTACCAGGACGTGTTCGATCTGTACGCCGAGTGCTCGCTGCTCATCATCGACGACTACGGTGTGGAGCGGCAGACGCCGTTCGCCGAGGATGTCCTCGAGGAGATGATCTCGTACCGGTATGCTCGGGAGCGCCCGTTCATCGTGACCACCAACGTGGGAGCTCGGTCGGCCGACGAGCCCAACGGGCTAACCGAGCGGATCGTGAGCCGGTTCACCGACCGCAGCCGGGTGACGCTGCTGCGCTGCGAGGGCAAGGACATGCGACCAGAGATGGAGCGGTGATTTTTTGGAGGAGCGCCAGAGGGTGCGCCTCTTCGACCGGTGCGAAGGCATCTGTGAGCGTTGCCACGAGCGCCCCGCAGCAGAGGCGCATCACATCGTCCCCGCGGGTCTCGGTGGCAAACGCGACCGCAAGGCACCAGACGAGGCATACGAGATGCTCTGCACCTGGTGCCATACCGCTGAGCACGGAATGCACTAGACAGGGCTCTACGGGGCAGAATGGAGGCTTGTATGACCCTTCCCCAGTCAGCGTACAGAGAACCGTGGCCCGTGGCATCCCGAGCTGGGAACCCCGCGACGAGTCAC